TCCCTGTTAATGAAGCTATAAGGAACTACAATGGAACCTATCAGTACTGCCCTAGCTGGGATTGCACTTGTTAAACAGAGTGTAGACTTTATCAAGACTCATATTAACACTGTTCAAGATATTGGACAAATAGCAAACCAGATTGACAACCTGTTCACAGGTGAGAAACAAGTACAACAAGCCAGAAACAAGAAGGCTGGTGGTGGACTTGGGGATCAATTTGGGGTAGATACTGTAGCTAAGGAAGTCATAGATGCTAAACTCGCAGCAGAAAAGTTGCAGGAAGTAGCTACTATGATTGATATGCGTTTTGGTCACGGTACTTGGAAGGGTATCGTAGCTGAACGTGCTAAACGGTTACAAGAACAACGAGAAGCTGAGGCTAAGGCTAGGCGAGAGATGATACAGAAAGCCAAGGAATTTGAAGACACTATGAAAACTATTGGGATAGTTACGGCTATCCTAGCAGTAGCCCTAGGTCTTCTTATAACCGTTATGGTTTCCGTAGCAAAGGCGGCTAATTATGTTTAAGACACTAGTACTAGCTTGCAGCCTGTCTGTACCATCAGACTGTTGGGAGTTTAACGATACACGTGGACCCTATAAGACATACGAACAGTGTGTCTCTAGGGCTTACGAGATGGGTAACGACATTATGGAGATGAAGGGCTACGACTTGAAGCCTAGAAACTTTCGTTGTATTCAGCTAAAGGGTCAGGAACTATGAGTGTAGAGACTTTTCTAAAGTGGAAGATACTACCACGCTTTATGATGCTGTGTAGTACTGTAATGTCTTGGCGTTGTGCTGAGTGGTTCATGGCTTTAGAAGTCCCTACTGCTGCTCAGTCAGCCTTTGTATCTGTAGTAATGGGTGTAATGACAGGTGTATTTGGCATCTGGATGGGACACGAACATAAGGATCATAATAATGTTACAAGCACTAATAGGACCAGTGACAGGACTACTGGATAAGTTTATCCCTGATGCTGATGAGAAGATAAAGCTTGCCCATGAGATAGCTACGATGTCTGAGCGTCATGCTCAGGAACTAGCTAAGGGTCAGCTTGAGATCAATAAGGCAGAGGCACAGCACCGTAGCATCTTTGTGGCGGGTTGGAGACCTTTCCTTGGCTGGATACTAGCGAGTGCGATGGGTTGGCACTTTATCTTTGCCCCTGTCACAATCTTTGTATGTGCCTATTTAGGCGTAGAGATACCAGAGTTACCTGTGTTTGACATGGACAGCCTAATGACTGTACTACTAGGTATGCTTGGTCTTGGTGGTCTACGTACTGCTGAGAAGATAAAAGGGGTAGCTAAATGAGCCTGTATGAGAATATTAACAAACGTAAGAAGGCTGGTACTAGTAGACCTAAGAGTAAGTCTACCATCAGTCCTAAAGCCTACGCTAACATGAAGGCTGGGTTCCCTAAAACAGACAAGTATAAGAAGAAAACATGAACCTAATTGAACAACTCAAGCGACATGAGGGACTCAAATTAAAACCGTACAAATGCACAGCAGACAAACTTACAATCGGTGTGGGAAGAAATCTAGAGGACGTAGGGATATCAGAAGAAGAAGCAGAGATGCTACTACAGAACGATATACAACGAGCCACTGTGCAGATACAAAGAGAGTTTCCGTGGACAACAGAGCTAGACGAGGTACGTTTTGCAGCCCTTATCAACTTTACCTTCAACGTAGGGATAGGAACAGTGAGCAAGTTCGTAAACGCAATGGCTCTGCTAAGGGACGGAAACTACGATATGGCAGCAGACGAGTTCCTGAACAGCCGTTGGGCTAAACAAGTAGGCCAGAGGGCTATAGATGTAACGGATCAAATCCGTACAGGAGAGTGGAAGTGACAGAAAAACAACTGATAGACAGCTTGCATGAGGCTGTCACCCAAGAACTACTACTAAGAGTACAGAGTGGAGAAGCAACTGCAAGTGAACTATCAGTAGCTGTCAAGTTTCTTAAGGACAACGGAGCATCCTTGGATGTCATCATGGCAGAGAGTCCTATGGCTAACTTGTTACAGGACTTACCCTTTGACGTTGCGGAGCAGATGCAATGAGAGAGGGTCCAAATGCTACCCTAAAGACGCAGCAGGTACTCCTGATAGGTGGTAACTGGACTAAGGTACTAAACACTAATGTTCAGCGTACCTATCTAGTCATACAAAACCACCACGATGCACATGAGATAGAAGTGGGGTTTGGTACTGATACTACACCTCCTACTACTGCTACAGGCTTTAAGATTGAGGGAGCCGTTACAGGAAATAAGATTGGTGATACTACCTTTGAGTTCTCAGTAGCTCCCATCAATGCTGTGTGGGCTAAGGCTAATGATGCCCATGACCATCCCATAGACATTATGTACGATGATTAAATGCCCTTTAATAGCGATTTAAGCCCCTCTGAGGGGGGTCTAGCACCTGAGAGGTAGGTAGACACCATGCAACAACAACAAGCCGTTCCTGAGGCTCTAAAGGACTTTAGGAACTTTACGTACCTAGTATGGCAACATCTAGGACTTCCTGAGCCTACTCCTATTCAATACGACATAGCACAATTCCTACAACACAGCCCTAAGCGTTGTATCATTGAGGCTTTCCGTGGTGTAGGCAAGTCTTACATTACTGCTGCCTACGTAGTACACCAGCTACTCCTTAACCCACAGCTTAAGTTTATGGTTGTGTCAGCGTCTAAGGCACGTGCTGATGACTTCTCTACTTTTACTCAGCGTATCATCGTAGAACTCCCTATATGCCAGCATCTAGTGGCTAAGGATGGACAACGGTGGTCTAAGATAGCCTTTGACGTAGCACCTGCTAAAGCTTCAGGTAGCCCCTCAGTTAAGTCTGTGGGTGTCACAGGACAGCTTACTGGTAGTCGTGCTGATATTATTATTGCTGATGACGTAGAAGTCCCTAACAACTCTATGACACACATGATGCGTGAGAAACTAGGGGAGACTGTCAAGGAATTTGACGCTGTTCTTAAGCCCGATGGTAAGATTATATACCTTGGGACACCACAGAATGAGATGTCTCTCTACAACACTCTTATAGGTAGGGGTTATGAGATGCGGGTATGGCCCGCTAGATACCCTACCCTAGATCGCGCAGAGAAGGCCTATGGGAGCCGTCTAGCTCCTTCGCTGTATGATTCCCTACAAAATAACCTAGAGGCCGTGTACGGGCTTCCTACGGACCCTAAACGATTTAACGATGAAGACTTACTAGAAAGAGAACTCAGTTATGGTAGAAGCGGTTTTGCTCTGCAATTTATGTTGGATACTAGCCTCAGTGACGCAAACAAGTATCCGCTTAAGCTGAGTGACCTACTTATATACTCCTGTGATAAGGACACAGCACCAGAAAAGCTGGTGTATGGCATCTTCAAGCCCCTAAACGAACTCCCTAACGTGGGGTTAGCAGGGGATAAGTTCTATGCCCCTGAGGATACCATAGGAAGGGCTGAGTATCAGGGATCAGTACTAGCTATTGACCCCTCTGGTAGAGGCTCTGACGAGACAGCCTACGCTGTTGTTAAGATGCTTAATGGTTTCCTGCACGTTGTAGATGCTGGGGGTATTGAGGGTGGCTATAGTGATACTACTCTTCAGCATATATGTGACCTAGCTAAGATACACAAGGTTAATCTAGTACTAGTAGAAAGTAACTTTGGTGATGGTATGTTCACAGAGTTGCTTAAGCCCTACTTACATAAGACATATCCTGTGACTATAGAAGAAGTACGACACAGTACACAGAAGGAACACAGGATTATTGATACCCTTGAGCCTGTAATGAACCAGCATAGGCTTGTTATAGACCCTAAGGTAATACAGAAGGACTACGATAGTGTCCAGAGTATGCCACCAGACAAGGGTATGAAGTATATGCTTACCTACCAGATGACTAGGATCACTAAACAGCGTGGTGCTTTGGCTCACGATGATAGACTTGATGTACTAGCGATGGCTGTACGGTACTGGGTAGACCAGATGGCTGCTGATGCAGACGTACAGATACGCTCAAGGAAGGCTGAATTACTTGATAGTGAGCTTGAGAAGTTCATGGGACACTTAAATATGGGTAGTGTCCCTAAGAAGGAGGAGGGATGGGTGGTATTATAGTACCACATCTAAAGTTCCCCTCTAGGGTAAGCCCCTTTGACTATATATAACTACTACAAAGACTATTCTTTAGGTATCTTTAGGTATCTTTAGGGTTCTTGTAGTAGTTATAAGTGTCTTAGGGTAGTACTCTTACTACTTACCTACCGGCTCTAAGAATAAGGCAGTAATAAGTACCCCCTAATTTACACAGAAAAATCTGAGGGGGTATATAATAAGATCAGTCGCGCGAGTTCCCCCATGCCGTGTGTTCCCTTAAAATCTTAGGCATCCCTAACATTCTTCTGGTACCATTAAAATCTTTAACATCCTAAACAATCTTAGCCACGCCTAACATTCTTCGGGTTCTTTAAGATTTTTAGCATTGCCTTTGTGTCTCTCTCTATCTGTTCCTGTTTTGTTCTACTGGATGTTATGAGTCCTAGAACATACCATGAACAAACCCTAAGA